GCCTTAATCATGCTCACGACATTAGCGCCAGTGATAGATTTAGACGTACCGCTCTCGTTGATTTCAAGTGTGTCCGTAGTCGCCAAAGCTGCAGCCTTAGCTGTCAAGTCTGATATTTTTACATCAGCCATCAGAGTATCCTTTTCCAAATTCCGTTATCGAAGTGATAGCCCTTGCTTGGCGTAACCCAGGCTCCAAGGTAATTTACCGAGGTTGCTGGCTCGTACCACGTTCCTGAGTAATTAACATTCTCCGGGCCAGCAAAGGCCGTCCGCGTGCCGTCCGCCGCTAGAGTTCCAGCGCCAGCGTTGGGCTGCTGAATAATCCGTTGATCTCCAGTCTCAATAACTCGCTGATCTCCAGCCTGAGTAATTCGATCACCAGCGGTCGAGAAATCTCCAGATATGGGCATCAGGCAGTTCCCCACCGATTAAAGCGGCCAAGCAACCTACGCTCACCAAGCGCGGCGAGAGATGCAGCCGTCGAGAGAGCGGTCTCACCCTGCCATATCCCTGTGCCAACGGCTGATATGGAGGCAGTAGATGACTGACTGAAAGCGCCGTAAGAAATTAGAAGTCCGGTGCTGTCCAATGACGCTGTGCTGGTCAAACCACTTCCTGCTGTTATCTCGTGGACGTTACCAAATGTGGTCGTCGCAATTCCTGAAAATGCTCCAAATGTAATTCGTTCGCCTGCCGCGAGTTTAGAGGCAATGGCGGATAAGGATGTTTTCGCAGTGATCTGAGACGCCGTAGTGATGCTGCTTACGCCCGCCATGGTAATTGTGGGGAAGGTCTCCGCGGAACCCGCCGGAACGATAGACGCGCTCGCCATGAAGGCCGACTTCCCGGTGATCTGATTGACATTCGCCATCGATCCGGTGGCTGTCATAGCAGTCTTGCCGGTAATGGTTATAACCGTGGAAAGCAGCCCCACCCCAGAAAGAGCCGCAGCACCAGCCGCTTGTAGAATGACAGAAGCGGATACCGATCCGGTAGCGGCTAACGTGGCGACAACCGAAATGCTGTGCTTAGTAACCATAAGCCCTGTTGCGGTGAGTGCGCCAGTCGCGAACGCCTCTCTCAAACCGATTGCAGCCAGAGCGCCCGTTGCTGTTATGCTGATGTTCCCAGGCTTCCGGTTCTGCGGATCAGAGGACAGCGTTGCTGAAGCAGAAAGAGCGATAGTCCCGTATTTTGTATTCTCTCCGGCAGCGATAGAAGAGCCGATAGAGGCCATAGAGATAACGGGGAATGTTTCTCTAAGCCCAGAAGTGGTCAATGAACCAGAAGCCGTTAGTCCTATATCTGAGAATGTTTCACGAAGACCAATAACAGTCATAGAGCCAGAGGCTGTCAATGATGTTGCGCCAACCCTTGATGCTTGCGGGTCAGAAGATACTGCCCCAGCCCCAGCTAGAACGACTGCTCCTTCGACGGTTCGTAAGCCAATAACCGTCATTGATGCTGTCGAAGCTATCAATATTTCGGGGAAAGTTTCACGAAGAGCGGATACCGCGATTAATCCATTCGCAGTTAGAGCAACCGATCCAAAGACCGTGCGCTCTCCAGCGGATAGTTTGGAACCAGTTGCCGTCAGGGCAACAGAGGGGAAGGTCTCCCTGAGAGCCGCCGATGTCATGGAGCCAGTGGCCGTAAGAGAAATGAGCGGGAATGTTTCCTTCAAACCAACAGCCGCCATTGACCCGATAGCCGCCAGGGTAACGATTCCTTGTTTAGAAACACGACCGTCTGAAAATAGAGTGGCAGCCCCCAACAAAACGGTAGTACCTATTTTACCGAGAGAAGCGTCAGAAGACAGCGCACTAACCCCAGACAGAGTTATGGTTCCAGGTTTGGTATTCAACGCCGCCGCGTCTAAAGTCGTAATCCCTGATAAGGCTATAGCCCCGAAAGAGGTGCGCTCTCCAGCAAATAGCTTGGAACCTATTGCCGATAGCGTTACCGCCCCAATGGTCGTCCTCAATCCAGCCGCCGTTAAGCTGCCTATCGAGGCAAGATTGATTGCCCCGAAAACAGTGCGTTCTCCAGCGGATAGCGTGGAGCCTATTGCTGTTAGAACAATGGAAGGGAACGTCTCCCTGAGAGCTACTGCGTCTAAAGCTGTAACTCCCGACAAGGCTATAGCCCCAAAAACGGTACGCTCTCCAGCAAATAGCTTGGAACCTATCGCTGTTAGAGCAACAGAGGGGAATGTCTCACGAAGAGCAGATACCGTAAGCGCCCCCGTCGCAGTGAAAGCAGCTAATCCGAAAACAGTGCGTTCTCCAGCGGATAGCGTGGAGCCTATCGCTGATAGTGTCACTGCTCCGATGGTCGTTCTCAGCCCAGCGAATGCGGTACTTCCGACCGCTGAGAGCGTAACATTGCCAAACTTGCTGTTGGCAGCAGCAGCGGCTAGAGTTGCAGCCGCCGACAAAGAAGCGGTTGCAAGGCTATCAAAGAATTCTTCTGATACCCGCCGATCTCCAGCCTGAGTAACTCTCACATTGAGACCGTCCTGAGTTACTCGCTGCCCCTCAATAAAGTGCAATTGAGTGACACGACTATCTCCGGCCTCAGTTTCTCGCCGATGCCCTAGTTCGTTAACCCGACGATAGATGCGAGCTTTCCAATGAGCTTCGGTAACACGAAAATCCCCGGCTTCTGTCTTGCGACCGTGACCGAGTTCGTTTACTCGAAATTCAATGGTCTTGGGCATAATTTAGCCGAGCGTTAGGTCGATATTGCCGACCGAGAAAGTCAGCGTGTCGCCGTCATTTACAACCCTGGAGGTTGTCAAAGCACCGTGGAAAATCAGGTTTCCACTGGTTGACGCACTGAATATTCCCAGGTGGGTGATGGTCCCCCAGTTCCCACCACTGGCTGTAAACGATTGAGCATTTGTATTATCGGTTGTGCCGCCTGGAGAACTTACAGAATCAAACGTGACCGACTGCCGTGAGTACCCGTTTCCCGATACCTCCGTACCCCCGCCAGAATCGCTTGGGGCTGCTGTGAACAGAGCAATATACCAAGCCGTGGGTCGAGTTGCCGTCTGCGTGTTCATCAAGAAGTCGAGAGCCAACTTCTCTGCGTAATCTGATAGAGCCGCCATGATTTAATCTCCTATTTAGACTGTTACTCTGTACCAAATATCCCCGGCACTTCCGCCGCTGGGAGCCGAGGTCGATATCGTAATTTTTGCTGCAAGAGCCGTTGTCACCGCCGCTGCTGCCGCTGTTGCGCTGGTAGCGGCATTGGTTGCGCTTGTCGCAGCCGCCGTTTCAGATGCTGCCGCCGCCTCGGCGCTTGTTGCCGCGTCTGTTGCGCTGGTTGTCACCGCTGAAACAACAGTAGCGGGAAAAGAAGTGAGAATGAAATAAGTACCGTCATGTGTAAATTCAGCCAGCTTACCAGCAGCTATATCGCCAGATGCCGGATTAGAACCATCAAACAGCTTGATTGAAATTGCTCCAACCCCGTCTACATTGAGCGTGCAAGAACCCGTATTCTCGTTCGCAATTTTTGTCCGAACGCGAAGCCCCTCTGTGTACGACGAAATGGTATAAGGCAGCGCCACAGCATAAACATTTGCAGAGCCTGTTTCCGTTCCCTGATAGGTTACTCTGTCTTGTTTGAGTTGCGCCTCTGTCGGAATCTTATCGAAAGCCGCCTCAAGGTTCGTTGTCGCGCTGTTGATGTCGGAGCCACGCGCTAGAGTGTGTTCCGCGATGATTGCCGGCGCGTAATAATTATTGCTCATCGTATCAACTTCCTCATGCTGTAATTCAGCGTCACGCCATGCAGCGTATGGGATTCCTCGTATTTGTCTGATGAGGCAAATACCAAGCTGACATTCTCGCCTATACCCTCAATCTCTGCTTTTCCCTGACCAACAAACTGAGAACCCCAATAGAACTCAGACCAAATTGCCTCACCCCAAAAACCACCACCGCCGGCCACCGTAATCGACGCAGATTGCTGTGATGGAAACTCAAGGTTCCCATAACCAAAATCAGCAGATGCGGAGAGGGCTGTTGTCGGCCCGAAATCTCCCTCGACTTCGGCGCTATGAAGCCGCTTCTCATAGCGAGGAGATTTCATGTTGCAGAACGGCAAGCGGAGAAAACTCGATAGCGCCAAATTATCGAAACTGGTTCCTACTTCCGCCCGATAAACATACCCATCTCCCGATCCGAACAAAATCCATTCATCGCCATTACTGTCCTCGACAGAACAAGCGCACCTGACAACCATCCCATAATCAATCGCTAAGAATTGCGGAGTTCTGGATGTCAAATCCATTATCATGCCAATATCGTTGTCGTAGAAAACACGATACTGGTTCGTCTTTTTTACCCGCATAGTCGCGGTTATGGATGCTGCCGACCTTCTTTGTACCTCAAACCAGGGATCGGCCCAGAACGAAAGATTACCAAGAGCGAAATCGCCATACGCCTGCGTTGACGACAGATCACGAATACCAGTCACATCCATGTGAATCAGACGACCACCTACATCTTGGATGGACTTTTCTTTGGCGCCCGCTTCCTCACTGAGAGTGTTCAAAACCCAATCGCTGTTGTCGTTGCCATACAGGATATGAGTCCTGTTTTCGGAATAGATAATCAGCACGCCCGACGATACATTGAATCCAGTTCCGACGCCGCCAATGCCAATCTCAGCAGCCCCACTTATTACTGACCAAGCGTAGGGTTCTCCAATACCAGAGTTCTGCACGGAGCCGCCTGCGAACATGAAAAATAAATGCTTCTTATGTGCAATGAGATGCGTTGGTGTATCCGCTGTCATGCCTGTTACGATCGGCACAAACACAGACCCATCCCATTCAAATCCTGCCGAAACACCATCGACTCCGTACATGCGCTCAGACGATGCCGACCCAAGGAAATTATGGTTTCTAAATTCAAAGGAACCACCAACAGCGAGTGAATTAGCCGTGGAGTCCCCAGCTATCGTTGCGACATTCAGATTGCCGCCGACATCAAGATTTTCAGACTGGAATGTTCCTGTCTTGGTATAAAATATGATCCGGCCAACGGCATCACCGCCAGAGAATGATCCCGTATCTATAATTACCCGCTTCACAACACCAGTTGCGGAGCTTGTCGCGCCTGTTATCGTGTTCCCCTCGGTAATCACATAAGTACCGCCGCTCGTAAAACTAATTGAATGCCCCAGGTCACATTGAGACCAGCCGCTAGACGTTGATTTCCACATATCAACTGCTGTGGCACCCGCGTTGTCTCGGAAGGCGTAACTAACGCCGTTGTAACGCCACACGCCTCGCATATTTCCAGAACCAGTAACGACGGCAATCAAGGCGCGGCGCGTCTCGATGGAGTTCTCAAGCCATGTATCGTTAAGATTGTCTATGCTTGCGCCCCCCTCGACAGCGATACCGTCCGATACTGATTTTGTTGCGGCTGAGACTTGCAAATTTTCATTGTTCTGAAACGTGCCGCTGACTTCCGACAGGACAAGATAGCCGTCCGCATCGCTACCGCCATAGCTACCGCTCTCAATCACCGCATCGATCAACGCCTTACCCGTTGCGCCAGATGTCGCTCCCGTAACGGTATTACCCTCCGATACAATGGCAGTACCGGCGTCGAAATTCAGTACCCAATATGACGCAAGATGCGGTTCTGGCTGACCATCAAAACGCTCGATGCCGTCAATTCTCCGATAGCCTCCCGGCCTCGGTTCGTAATTTGAAGACGAGATAACCCGCCCAGGCTTCTTGTTCATTGGCGGCGTTACAAGGTCCAATCCACCACCAAACGACATAGTATATGGTTCCTGACTCATGCCAGCGGCTCACTACCAATCGACATTGTAGGCAACTGATCTCGCTCAAGATCGCCAAGCATGTCGTTGTATTGACGCTGCGCTGTCGCGATCGCATTTGATGACTCGTCAAACTCACCCAACAAAACGCGAGCCTTGTGAGCAATGATGTCATGGAATCTCGTTGGGAGATTTGGAATATCCCCATTAGCAGACAAGATTTGAGTGGTCTGGTAATACTCACCGCCAACGGTATATGAGTCATCTGGAATAGCGCCGAACGCCAACTCGTTAGCTGGTGTTATGGCAACATTCGTGGGACGATTGTTGGTCTGTAATCCACGGCCATAGAGTCGGCGCCAATCCGACCAGCTTATAAAAACAAGCTCGCCCTCGTCGGCAACACCCGTTGCCGTGAGATACATTGTCAGAGAGCCTTCCTCCGTCACCCAACGGGCAAAATCAGAAATCGAAAAAGACCCGCCGCCGGTATATTTTGGCGTTCCAGAAGAAATCGCCTTCCCTGAAAACTCCTTACGCATCCATGCCCAGGAGTTGCGGCTGTTTTGAATTTGTCCCCAAGCCTCGATGGTAAAATTAACAACTCTCCGCAGCCGCCCTGTCTGACTATTGACAGCGGTAGGTAATACCCCGGCAATAGTACCGCTATCCCCCGCTACCTTTTGGCAAATTTCCAGAAAGGTACTCATTGAGCCGCCAGCAAGTGTTCCCGACCCTCAAGAACTTGGAACGGGTATAATTGAACATTGCGTGACGTAAACTCACCTGGGTTGTCCTCGACCGGCGTGTACTCGGTCTGTACGGCATTATGGAGAACCAAAACATAACGCAGAGCGACATCGATTTCCTGTTCACGCGGAAGCAGAATGTGAGTCCCATTCACGCCGACAGGAATGGCACGATCGCCACCAATCCCAGGCTGTTTAGGGATGAAAATCTTGAGCTTGGGATCGTTCTTACCGCTAGTCTCCATGCGACGTTTGGTAGCCGCCGCCGTCTCCCCCGTAATCGAATCAACCACAGGGCCGTCTGGGCCTAAATGATCGGTCGGCGCGGGGTCTTGCTTAACGGCGACCTCTACTCCAACAGGTTCGCCTGTTTTGTTTACAGAGATATAACTGCGCTCCCAACCAGCCGTTATCAGCTTGGCGCGGATTTGCTCGGCGCTCTCACCATCTTCGATAGCTTCGATCGCCATGACATTAGTGGCAAACCATAAAAGCTGTTCCTGGGTGGCGGTTTTTATATCGATATCAATCATTGCTTTTCCTTGAGCGGCCCTTGCAGGCGGCTCCATTAAAGTTTTGAAAAGAGAAAGGGCGGCTGCTTCATGCAGCCGCCCCAGGTCGTTTTTGGCGTCTAGGCGCTACGCCACGCAGTCCAAGCGAACAGCTTGGCATTCTCGCTGACCGCCGTAGCGACAGTGAAGCCAAAGCCGTATCCAGCTTCCGTACCCAGATACGGAGAAATCCCGGTATTGGTGGCGATTTCTGTATCGGAATCGTAGCCGGTATTGGTAGTCGCCGCACCAGTAGCGTCATTGGTGCCGCTCGAATCGCTAGCGTAGATGCTTTCCGAAGCAAACGTACCAGTTTCCGATGCGGCATCAAGGATCAGCGTGCCTGCGGCGTCGCCGCCTGCCCAAGTCCCGGTATCAGCCAGAACAAAGAGGACGATTGCGGTGGCCCCAGAAGTCGTGCCGATGATCTTGTCACCAACCTTGATTTCATTGGTGCCACCCGAAGTAAACGCCATTTTCTTGTAGGCGGGAAAGCCCACGTTGAAAATGTCGCCATCGGTGACGTTGAAAAACTCAACGCGCTCTGGGATAAACCCGCAGATCACATTGAGAGCCGCGCCCGTTCCATAGACGAAGCCAGTTTTGCATTCCTGCATTTCGTTTCCTTCCGAAAAAGACAGGCCCGCCGATCAGAGCGGGCCTATGAGATTAAGAGAGCGGCCTAGAGATCGGTGACGCCGACTTCCAAGCGAGCCATCCAATTCTGATTGAGAATCACCGCAGCGTGGTACGCCTTCCAAGAAACGAAGCCGATCTGACCAAGCGGGTCTGATTTCGACGGCGTTCCAGGGTTAATGACCATCGGAGTCATGGCATTGGCACCCTTGAGAGGCACCACACCAAACGCATCCCGGCCAATAAACAGGACGGGGTAAACATCGACGTTGGTGCTGTCATCGGCAACCATACCGTTGAGAGTGGTCGAGCCGGCAGCCTGGAAAGGCCCAAGCTCCGGTGACAGGATATAACGAACATCCTCGACCGTGCCGATTTCCTCATGTGAAATCGGCTTGCGGTTGCCGTACTCTGCGACCGGCGTAAAGCCAGCCAAACCACGAAGATCGGCTTCTAGATCGGTATGCGCCACAGCAACATACGACGCCTCGATGGGAGTCGTGTTGTAGTTGGGCGAACCGTCAAGAATACTGGTGATCTTCTTGGCCTTCTGAGCTTTCAACGATCGCGTCACAGCACGCTGCTTATTCAGAGTGATGG